CTTTCAACAGATGGAGAACATTAGTGCTGCCGTGGGCAGCTCTGGAGAGGAGGGTGTTATTCGTGAAGTGAAGTGGTTTGAGCGTATAATAAGACAGATACCTCGTGCCGCGATGTCAAGAAATGTTATCAAAGAATGCATACCCGCTAAAGGGAAACCAATGTTTGATAAATTCTTGAGTACGCTGGAGGATGGTATGGTTCTTAAGAAACGTTTAAATCGTGGAACATACATGGATCTCCTCGCCATAAAATTTGCGATTGATTTGGTTATTACCAAACATCCTGAGTTTGCGGCTGAGAAAGGAAAGTCAATTAAACAAAAGTTAATCGGTATGTTTGCAAAGAACACAAGTGCCCAAAGCGTTATGGATTCTATTAATCGTATGATCGAAAACGCTAATTTGGGACGTAAGGTTGAATGCAAAGTTGATATCGCTCAACAATTAGTTTATATTGAATGGCTAGAATCAGACGCGAACTTCCTTGCGGCGGTTGAAGGCGCCTTACGTTATTTTGAAAAGGCAGATTCTAAATTATATGAACCTGTTATTAAACAAAATAAACGTGTTACTGGATTTGTGCAAGCAACGATTGTGCCTAAAGGACGGTCAGGTTTAGGTTTAGACTCTTCAAATACCTCTACATCTTCTGATGAAGAGAGTCTTGATGCTCCAACCACAATTACCCTGCCCGTTCGCGGAGAATCGAGTGCTTCTTCCAGCCCGTCACCGTCGTCACATGCTAGTGCGGAGGAAAAGGACTCCGCGAAAGACGAACCCTCTTTGACTAGAGAGGAGTTGATCCCCACAATCTGTGCAGCTCGTTTGGATGTAGTTGAGTGGAGACGTAAAGATGCAGAATTAGTTCTCATTGGTAACCGTCAACTTTTACATGATAGTAATGATTATTTAACATATGGTCAGTGGATTATGACTCGTAATTTAGAAGTCGGAAATACAGGAATTGTACATGAGTATTGTGTCGATTCAGACATGTTGTACTCATATGAGTTTTCCAATGGTGTCCGCATTACGCTTAGATCACCTGAATTTTTATCCGTACGTAGCGAACGCGTATCAAAGTATTTCCACCCTTACGATAAGTTTAAAGGTATGGGTGCTATTCTTGAGAATCGTCAGGCTCTAAGTGAGCTTGCGAATGCACGTGTTATAAGTGAGTACGTTAAAGGTTTGTTAGATAGTTACACTGTCTATTATAAGAAGAATGAGGTTCACGTCTATAATCTTTATTACGTAAACGGGCTCAGATTATGTTTAATTTCAAAGCAAGCTGGGTGGTTTGTCCCATATATGGCTGTTGCTAACGACGCTGAAGTAGGCATGGAGTTTGAGGATGCGAAATTAAAATTCAAGGTTCTTGCGGTTGAGAGAATATCTCCTGAGAAGTTCGTAGAATTTTATGTTAAATCGTTACCCGATTCTATTTTTAAAGATAGAACTCATGCACCAATGTACGTTATTGAAAGTCACAGACAACAAAAATCTGTGCCATACTCTAACGACAGACTTAAGGATATGTTAGCCGTACCCACATATTTGTACGATAACTTCTCTAATTGGGAAGATACTGAGTCAATCAGAGCCGCCAAGAAAGCTATGGAAGAGCTTGTTAGTAAGTTACCAGCACCTCCTGTTGAAGGAGAAGTGCATCCTACTACTGCTGTTAGTACGTCTAGTAGCGTTCCTCCTATTGGGAATCTACCTTCGTTTCCAGCAGCGGGAGCCTCGAATAGCGCCCCATCGGGCTCTAGCGGGACTCCCTTCATCGTATCTACCAATGAAACCCCCGCTGTATCAGAAGTTCCTATCGTCAGAGATAGCGTACATGAAGCAGTGGCGGTGGCAGAGGCCTCAAGATCGGTCGAGGTGGCAGGACGCAGAGTTGCTGAGAATGAGCAAGATCCCTCACAAGGGGAGACGACAAGCGGGGTCAACGTTACGTCGACAAGATTAGAAAGGAGTGATATTGAAGAAGTTAGAAGAACTCCTGATCAAATAGCGGAAAGAATTCGTGAGGATGCAGCTACAGGTCATTTGAGGTTTGGTCGTGTATCCAACGCAGCTCGCGCTGTCGCTGGAAGGACGGCTGACGCTGCTCGTGCAGTTTCAAGTGCCGTGTCTCATGTAGTGCCTCGCCCTTCTCTTTATATGCCGCATATTGGTCCTGATTCTCCTATAGTTAGTAGAGTTAACGAAGTTGGTACACTTAGTCATAATATATCGAACACGGTGATAACTCCCGCGTTCCCAGAATTAACGATTGGTGGTAAATTCTCTGTTACTCCCGGATACTTCCCTCCTGGAAGATACCGTACTATAGATTTAATATCTTCAATGTCATCAGAAGACATTCGGACTGTTTCTGTTCGAGGTATTCCTCTAGCCCTAGGCTATGCACTCTATACTCTTTTTAAGACCTGTGATTTAGGTGATTCTCATCATCCTGATCAAAATGGCATAATTGAAGTAGTGATGCTTAAGGCTAATTACAGAATGGTTTATAATATGCGCACTGACGATCATATAGGCAATTTATCTTTTGACGAGATAGTTGTATCAATGAAAACGCAGCTTGCGTCGATGTCCTTCCTTCCTGATATGTCTGGTTCTTTGGTTGTGTTCCATTGTAATACTAAAGATGGTCAAGTTGCAGAGTTAAGTGTTTCGGTTAAGAAAGAAGACGAAAAACCCAATCAAGATTTTGATGGTATGGCTTCCCTTCGTAAGTGGAAGTATAACCTTTCGAATGAGGGTTTTATCAACTTCATCGCTGATATGTTTGAGCATAATAGTGAGTATATTTGGTTAATCTTTGGCTGTTTGTTCCATCTCTTTTGTTTTATGATACCTGATCCTAAAATATTGGTTTTGGAAGATGGCCTCGTTTTCCGTAATAGACGTGATTGTTTATTATATATATTCAGTGATACTCAAAGGGATCACGATAATATCGTTACTACTGTGGCTAGGACCTTCACCACTTCTCACTTTTTGGCTCCTGAGTCTGAAGGCAAACTTAAACGTTTTGTTTTTGGTGTGCAGGTAGTCAAAGTGTTAACTTGGTTGTATCGTTTTGCCGTCCGAGTAAAATTCCTCTTAGCTGAGGATTACAAGATTAATGAAGCAGTTTATGATAAGCATAAGCCGGTGAAGATTGCTGGACTGCGTGTAGACAAGCATATGACTATGGAGGATGCTGTTAAGTCAGTAGCCACGGGTTATGTTCGTCCTTCACGTCTCTTTAAGTCTAAGTCTGAAAAGGCTAAAGCTAATGCAAAACTCGCCGAAATCCTTGAGTGTTCAGGTTATAAGTTCTCTCCTGAGAATTCTAAACCGATTGAGCTTGAGGGTGACGGTAAATCGAAAAAGTCTGGTAAGGCTTGGAAGGCTGGCGGTAGCTATGCCTATAAAGGTAAGAAATACCAGCCTGGCAAGATGATTAATAATACCGGAAAGTGGTGGATTGATTACGATTGGAGCAATAATCTTGATGCTCCTGTATTAGCTGATGATGGATCTAATTGGTTTGCCGGTCACTTAAAAGACTTTGTTGGCGATACTAGTATACTACATGTTATCACTTACGATGGTGATAATTTAGCTGCTCAAGTTGAATATCTGAATGATCAATTCTATCCAGATGATGACTTTAATGCTTATGTAGGCTATGACGCTAAATACGAAGATTATGTTGACCGTGCGGAACGCATGGGTACTGATCGTCTTAATGATCTTTGGGAAGATTTCGAACAGACCATGGACCGTAAAAAGTTCAAGAGTCATGGAGAAGAGCAGAATGCTTGGGAAGATTACGTATTATCATACGGTTATATTTCTGAGAGTGCTGTGAAACCAAAGTTAGATAAGGCGAAAGCAGAGTATTACAAAGTTTCTAATGTTGCTAAACGCAATAAAGAATACCGTAAATCTCATCCTCGTGCGATTCCTAGACTGCTAGGTGGTATGAAGATGGCTCGCATACATGTGTCTACTTGTCCTTTAAAATCTAAGATGGGTGATAACCCCATTGCTAATTGTGGTAATGAAGATTGTTTAGCCCTTCAAAAAGATTACGTAAAGACTCATAAGATACTTGGCGAGTGTATTCATTATAAGGATTGTCCCTTGAAGATGCCTGTTTCTGTGTTCACTGAGTGTCATACTGTGTGTGGTGGTCACCACTGCACGCACTTTGCTACTTGTGAGCCACGCTTACAAGAACGTCCTAAAGAAGCTCTTAATCCTATTCAAGGAGTGCCTAAGAAGCAAATTCCTCCTCCCCTGCTCCCTCGTGATCCTGTTCATACTCCTGAGGTATCCGCTAAAGACCCACCAGTGGTCGGTAAGCGTGAACGTCAGATTGAGAAGAAAGGATTAAGATGGTCGCCAGAGGAGGCTGCTGCTAGGAAAGCCATGAAGAAGGCTAAGAAATTAGCTAAGAAACAGAAGTTGGCGGAAGCTGCTTCTGATACTAGCTCTTCTAGTGATACGGAAAGTTCTAGTTTGTGGTCTGATCAGGTTCCTTATGATGAAGTCGTACCTGAACTTTCAGTTCCTGAAACTGTTAATGTTCCTAAGAAAGCTAAGAAAGAGAAGAAAGAAAAACCGAAGAAAGTTGCTAAGTCCCATCCTGAAGTTGTATCATCTAAAGGAGTAAACATGACTTGGGATTCTCAGTATTTTAATAAGGAAAAAGGCATATGGGAAGATAAGTTCTCTACTGTAAAGGAGATGAACGAATCTTTCGAAATGTATAAGGCTACTTCGGGTTATACCGGAACTATCGCTCAGTATATGCAAGAAAAGAGGGGTGCTAAGAGTAAGATTGCTGAAGAGAAACGTAAGCTTAGTGGTAAGGACAAACCGTCCGAGCTATTAAAGGATGCGTTAACTCCGGAATCTGCTCAAGCCTCTTCTATTCCTTGTAGCGATGTCAAGGTCCGTAGTGCTGTTGTTCCTGCTTATGATGCTGATGGCAAGTTCCTGTGTGGTGCCTTTATTAGTAAAGGGCGGTTGTATATAGTCAAACATGCTTTCGATAATACGAAGGTAATTAATGTAGGTCATAATACTGATAAAAACCGTTTCCTTACGTACAATAAAGACGCTTTCAAGAGTGTTAAAGATGTTGACTGCGTTTATTTCAACGCGCTAGATCATGGTAAGATAGAGTTTACGCCTAGTGTTGTTGCTCCCGCTCAAGGGGCACGCGTAGTCTTTTATGGCTACGACTCAAACGGCAAATTCTTCCATTCTACTGGCACAGTCACTTCTGTTAAGGGTCCTGAAATACGTCATAACTGTCATACTGAAAGAGGTAGCTGCTCGGGTGTACTTGTGGATGCAGTCTCGGGTAATGTGGTTGGTCTGCACAACGGTGGTTCGTCTGCTCGTACTACGCCTAACTATGCCATTAATTTGGCAGGGTGCGGCTTGGGAAACTAGAGTGGGGACGTCTGTTACAGCCCTATGATGACATGAATATTGTGATTACGCCTGGTCAACCCAGGTTTAATGTGAATATGCGTCATGTACCGGCTAATGTAATGGGGTACGTCCCGGGTTTTAGTCGTAACAAGAATCAATGGCATGATGACCCTATCCTGATTCCTTTATTGGATGAACAAGGTGTCGATATCGAGCAATTGCGTTCTTGGTACTCGCTGATTCCCTCAGACGACGAGTTTGTGTATTCTGACGTTGGGAAGTATTTTGGTATGGATCTTAGTGACACAGCTATATTTGATCTTCCGCTTGTGCAATCGTGTAAGTGGTTACATGAACATCTTGCTAATGTTATAACTAGATCTCCTAAGATACTTTCCCTTCAAGAGGTGATACAATTGATAGATGGTAGCAAAAGTGCTACTGTCTTTCTGTCAAGTCAAGGTCATTTCAAAAACAAAACTGCGGTGTTTGCTGAACCGTCGTTCTATCCTGCGTACTATAATTTTGTGCGTGGAGCCATCAACAAGCAAGTTGATTGTTTATTTTCGGCCTGTCAAAAGGAAGAAATTAGACCCACCCCTAAGATTAAAGAAGGCAAAGGACGAGCCTTCATTATTGCTCCCATTTTTCATTTAATGCTTGACCACCAACTTACATATGATTTCGATCTTGATGTCTTTGCCAATTGGCATAGGGCTGATAGTGGTATTGGAATGTCTTTGTTTGGTGGTCGGTATCATGATAAAATGAGCGACTTTATGGAGTTTGAACCTAATCATGGTGCTAGGCAAAAACCAGTTAAATCTGGTGATTACGCTAAAGCGTTCTATGATGTTGGTAAATGGGACAAGAAAATGCAGTATGTTTTTGCTATGGCTGAAACAGAGGTTGTTAATTTGTTTCATGAGAAAATGGTGCCATTGTCTAAGTTTATTCCGGAAGAATATCAATTACCTGGCGACCCTAAAATGGTCGATACTTATGAATTGAGACGCTGGATAACACATCAGGCAATGTGTAGTTTTGTTAAGTTACCTAATGGCGAAATTGTGTTTACACAATATGGCCAGAAGTCTGGTGATGGTAGGACGGGTTCTCGCAATACTAATGTGCATAAGATGTACACTTTTATGGCTGCTATTCTATTTGAATATGTCAGTCGTAAACAGTTTGTAAGCGAGAATCGTACCGACCACACTGGTGACGACGACATTACTAACGGATTGGTTGAGTATTTTAACTTCTTGTGTAAGTTCCTTCGGGATACACTTCGTTATGAAGTGGACAGTCAAATCGTTTATGGCGGTTTTATTGACTATGGCGAGAAGATTGATGCTGACAAGGCCGTTCATTATTTATCAACTATACCTATACGATATGAGTATTTGCATAAGAAATGGTGGGTTCCTTATATGGACCCTGCTAAAATTCTAGCATCACTCGCTTTTAAAAGCAAATCTGATCGTGGTATGGACATTTTACAACGCCTCTTAGCTGCTCGGGTGCTTCTCCGTTATACAGAGGCTAATGACATGCTCAAGGACATTATCGAAAGATATGTCTTGCGGTTTAAAGACCGCCTTTCTGCTGAGAAAGTACCTATTGGTGCCTTCCTGTGGACTGATGATTATGTGGATGGCTTCTATACGGGGTTGCGAGAGACAGCTGATGACAGAGAGAGGTTGGAACAGTTCGAGGCAGGCTTGGCTGAGGTATGGCCTCCTGATGTTACTTTTTTGCATTAGGGGGTCGGTTGCCCTTGGGTTTGGGTTTAGTAAGCATGTGCCCAAATAAAGCCCGCTCCGACGTGTTGTTCCTTGAAACATGAGTCAAAATTGGAAAAACTTATTACAAGAGCATATTCAATCAAAGCACGAGGCACTCCCTATTTATGACTGCAAAGTTATATCTGAGGGAACTAACCTCTCGTTTATTTGTATTGTCACAGCTCTTGGAAAGTCGGCCACAGGTGCCCTTCGTAAAACGAAGTTGGATGCCGAACAGAATGCCGCAAAGCGGATGTGTTATCGTTTGGGGCTTGTTGGTTTTCAAGAAGCGCAAAACTCTTCTGAGGGCGGCCAGTGGTCACCTTTGGAAGTAGGTCCTGTAGAGGCCCTTAAATGTGGTCTTTATGATCAGGTTGCTGTTGAGAACCTCGTTAAGAAGATTGTTGACCGCGTGGATGAAGCAATGAAAGTTAGGTTTAAAAATACCGATGACTCGTTGAAGAGTAATCTTGGTAAAATCTTGGATGTTACTGATGCCTTAGTTAGGGTAGGTGCTATTAAACCGTCTTCTCATATGTTCACTCCTGCGGCTGAGGTCTTCCCCCGTCGTCAGATTTTTGTCAGGGTTCCTGATGGAAGCACAAAAACCGTTGATGTTTCCGACATTACCACTGTTGGTGAGTTACGTATTCATGTATCTAGCTTATGCAAGATACCTCCGAATTTCCTCTCCCTTCAATTTCGTGGCAAAGTCCTTACTGACGACGAAAATATGTCCTCTTCCGGAGTGCTGGCCGGTGATTTTATCAACGTTCTTGCAAGGTTACCTGGTGGGATGCCTAGTGAGAAGAAGAAAAAAGAGAAAAAGGAAGTGAAAAAGATCATGAAAGCAGGCGCTGAGCTTGCTGGCGTGTTGCCCTCTGGGCCTAGTCCTTCTGTGAAGAAAAAGGCAATGAAAATTAAGAAGAAAGCCGCAAATGCTGTTAAATCCGTTGAAAAGCGCATGACTGCCCCTGAGGGCGGTGTTGGTGCTAATATTCAGCGTTTGATACAACAGTCTGCTGGGCCTCGCCTGGCAGTTGCTCCTTCTGTCTCTAAGTTCATTATGTCTGTCGTTACTCCTGGTCTTGATACGCCAGAACGTCTTGGCGAAGCTTTTGATGATAGTCCTACAGCAGTTACCGCCTTTAAGGGTCAAGAAAATGGCTCTTTCACTACGTTAGCTGCTGTCCCTTCGGGATTGCTAGGGCTGCCTGAACTTGGTGCGACCGCTATTCTAAAGTTTAGAAATCCTGTCAGAAATGTTGTGCAATACGTAGATGCTCCTGGTAATGTTAATTATGACTGGGTTCTTGCTAATAACTCAGTGGAAACTAACACTTTACCTGCAACTACGGGCGCAATGTTACTCACAGATTCTGAACAGCCTATTGATATTCGTTATATTAGGTTTAGGGACGGTCTTCCCATTCATGGCCCACTTCTTGGTGTTGGAACTCATCCTTCCAAACCAGCTCTTCGCTTCACCTGGTACAATGGTTTTCATGATGCAGACACGGATTATACAAACTGGTTCCTCACATTGACTGCTCCTCCCGCGGTTAATGGAGCTAGTGGCATTAATGACTTTCCGTCATATGTCTATGCTGGCTTCAAGTATGAAGTGTATGGCTACCGCCTCAATGAGGTAGAGGTTAGCAATGCCTTTGTGGTTGATACGTCATCTGTTGTTCTTCCTGGTGCTACAAATAATATAGACCTTAGTCTAGATGAAGACGGGAATCATTTGAAGCCCGGCTATTATGCGTATACTATTAAATTAGCTGCAGTTTATTCTGCTCTTGCTGATGAGTCTACTCCTAGCCCTGCACGCAAATCTTCTTCTTCTGCTCCTGCTCCCTCTGTGCCCACCCCTATTACGCCTTTTGGTCCTCTTCCTGTGTGGTTGGCCGTCGCGGATACTGCATGCTACACGACAGGAGGCATGTGGGCCCATAAAATGTTACCGGATTTCGAGAGTAACATATCGTCTCTTGATAATGTCCGAGTAGTTGGGTCTTCTGTCATGCTGTCACAGCGCGGTGCGACGGTTACCTCTCAAGGTACAATCGCACAAATTCAATTGCTCAAACTAACTAACTGGGCTTTCCAAATTGGTCTTAGTTATGCAGATATTGCAAAATTAAAGGATTCTGACACTGGACGTAGTACTAAGACTGGTTCTTATGCTTTTATTAAGCCTACTGATATGAAAGATTTCTCTTTTGCAAAAACTTGGCAGACTGAGGACGGTGTGATTAAGTACATTAATTATCCTGTGCTATCCGAGACTGGATATGTGCTTGTATATTGTGTTACTAATCAGCCTTCTACTGGAGGTGGGTTAACTAATCCGCCGCCCGAAATGATTATTACGACTTGGAGTTCTATCGAATTTGCTACGTTGAATCAGATCTTTGACACTAGAGTCGGAACTATTGATCCTGCTCTTGTTACTGCTGCGTTCATGCGCATTAAGAAGATGAAACAATACCATAACAATGATAATCATATTCGCGACTTGTTTAGAAAAGCCTTAGGTTGGGGCGAGAAAGTGATGGAATACGCTCCTAAGGTAATGGAGGGTGCCAAATATCTTGGCTCAATGTTTTAAGCACGAAGTTTTGTGGTCATTATTGAGGCCGGGGACATGTGCCAGAGATTTCTCTGGCTCGTTCTTCGGCATTTCTTGCGCCACTATAAATATTGCAAGAACCTCGGTGGGTGTCTATTCACCTACCCTCTAATCGGAGTTGGTGTGAAATGCTAGCCAGGTTGGGCCAATGAAAAGTTGTCCTGCACATACCTGGCAGTGGGTGGAAAGTGGTCTAACCAGCCATTGTTTTGCCTGACGTCAGTTGGGATTCGTCTTAACTGCCGCCCAGATGGGGCACCGTTTTGTTAGCAGTATTAGACCTTTTCGGGAGGAACGCGAGTGTACACATCGGGCCGCGGAATGGCTTAGGGCACGAGCCTTGTGTACTAATGAGGGGAGGCAGCTCTAGGCCGCTTACATGGTAGCTTTGCTACGTAGTATATACGTCCGCCCGTTGCCCCTCAACCCGTATTCTCCCATTGCCTCTGGTTGTTTTTAGCCTCTACCGATAATTTGTTTTGTCTGTAGGGTGTATTTCATCCATGTGTGGTCTTTTATTGAAAG